TAATAGTAGCTTTGGCACCGTCGTCCAGTGACCACTGAATACTGCTTATGTCTGCAACAGGAGATGATTGAGTCTCAGATGCTTTTTTAAGAGTAGTAGCAAGGGCAATAGTACCAGCTGCTGGAGTGCTACCAGTTTCTCTAATAGCGATGACACCCTGTACTTGTGTTAGTTTTAGTGTATCTACTGATACTGCCATTTGCTTTCTCCGGTTAATTCTTTTTGTTTACTAACTTGTCGGTAGCTTTCATAATGCCAGCTTTTCTTTTTACAGCACCTTTATTAAATGTGTCTGCCAATCTAGAGTTTATATTTTTATCAGTAGCAGAACGAGTTTCTTTAGCATCTCTTTCAAACTCTTTGCCCATTCGTTCTCGACTACCATAACTAACAGTAGCTTTTTTAATGTAAGAACCTAAAGTCTTCTTAGAGACTTCTTCAATCTCTTCAACTTCTTCTTTCATTTTTTTTTTGTGATTTGCGTGTGGCCCTTCTTCAAGGACTTTTACAGAATCGTCTGAAACTTCTACAACTTCAATAGAACTTTCAAACATTACTTTGTACCAAGAAATATGTCCGCTTTCGTCTGGTGATGCATGTTCACCAACAATTGGCTCGCCTTCACCTAACCCTTCTTTGAATATTTTAGTTGCACACATATGTTGATCATCAGGAAGCGAGCCTTTAGCTACACCATCCATAGGCTCTTCTTGAATGTCTGAGCCTTCTCTGAAATTTTTAAACGTCTTCATTCTCGTCTCCAATAGTTTCAGGTTCTGCGGCAGGATCTATTTCTAGTACATGCTCTTCGCCGTCTGCTAACCCCATCGCTTGCATATCTGGATTCTTAAAAACTGACTGTGCCAGTTCTTGTTTGTAGTCATTGATTGCATCACTTGCTCTATCAAGCATGATAGAATTGAATTTAGTTTGAACATCACTGCTATCACCTTTAGCCATGCTGTTCATCATGTCTCTAATCGCTGCTTCACGGTCCATTATTCTACATCCTCTTCTGATGGTTCCATTTCAGGCGCAGACTGTTCAGCCTCTTGCCCCTGCGAATTCATTTGAAATTGCTGATCTTGAGTTACAAACGGTGTTTCTAGTTGCAAATCTGTTTCAATAGTTTCGATTTCTTCATCAGTTAACATTAATACTTTTTTCTGTACATATGCTTTACTGAATAAAGTACCGATATAACTAGACATTCCATTCAAAACTTCTACCCTACTTCTTAGAAGCTCTTGATTTTTTGACTCTGTGTAGTAAGCATCTTGTGCAAAATCATACATTAAGTCATCTTTAATGTTTTTCCAATCTTCTTCTGTAATAATGTTTTTCAGGATCAACTGTGTTTTCAGTAAATCGTCAAACATTACTCCGAACTTTCTTCTTAGTCTAGAGACAAATTTTGAAAATTTTAATTCATCTCTATTAATTTCTGCTGATCTACCGAAATTAAGACCGCCTTGTTGTTCTAGTCTTGATACTGGAATGTTCAAAGACTGATATAGTTTCTTCTGAAAGTAAATTACATCTTCAATTTGACCTAGATTTTGCCCTGCAGGCAAAGTGTCTATTGAAGTGCCGCTGCTACCTTCTCTACGAGGAAGCCAAAAGTCTTCCAACATAGACATGAATTTTTTATCATCACGGACTTCGCCAGTATTAGCATCGTACACTAACTTGTTACGATATCGGTCCATGATGTCTTTTAAGTACTGTTCTGCTTTGTTGGTTGGCAAATTACCTACATCAACATAGAAGATTCTTCTTTCTGGTGCCCTTGTAATTCTATAGATTACAACAGCATTCTCCATCATTCTAAGCTGATTTGCAGGTCTAATTGCCTTGTGCAAGTATGATAGAGATGAATTTTTGTCCTGGTCTACTAAACCAGAAGGCACATGTGTAATAGCATCTTTAGTTATTTTTAGAGCAGAATCATTAGTTTCTGCTTTATACTGTCCTGGTCTAGACGCCAATCCTTTGTCGTTAAATACATAAAATTCTTCAATATTTTTAACGAACTGTACACCTTGTTCATTTTTTTCTTTTTGTACTTCTTTGACCTTAGTTATTTTTCTAGGATCAATGTAACGTATATCTCTGATACCCTTTTTAGGGTTTGCGGTATCTATTACCTTGTGAAAGTATAATCTTCCATCTACATACCAACGCCTAAAATAGTCGTGTGATCTGTTTTTGAAATCTAACATTTCGGTTATGTTTTCAAACTCGTCTCTTATTTGATTTTTAACAGAGTCAGAAACCTTTAATTTATCTGTTATCAAAGTTACTGGATCTTCATCACTTTGATTGGCAATAGCATCGTCTATGATGTCCTGAATTGCAGTATCAACATCAGCCATCATAGAAATATCTCTATAACGCTTAATTAACTCTGCTTCATTCTTAGCAACACCTTCGAGATCAAGGTAGGTACCGTAATACCCACCTGCTCGTATGCTTTCTACACCGCCTTCATCAGATGGAGCCACAAAAGACTTTTCAGTCTCAGGTGGCTTCTCTCTGCTTATATTAAATCCAAAAATATTCATTCTATATAGTTACCCTTTTAATACTAGACTAAAAATTATCGTAGTTCTGGTATTGGAAAGTTACAGTAAATTCTTCAATTATATCATTTTGTGCGTACTGGAGCGCAATTTCAGACATTTGTATTGGGAATGCATTGCGTAGTATATAAGAACCACCTTGCAATACCTCATCGTTACGATCTAAATGTTGAACTGTGACATCAGCTTGATAGTCAGCAGGTGTGAGAATTCCTGCATTTGTAGCTGTTCCATTCATTCCTTCCATCCATGCTTCGAAAGGACGGCGAAGAGACTGCTCTGTGTCGTTGACAATAGTAACTGTCCAAGGATCAAAAATCCTTTCGCCTGCTAATTTAACTTCACGACCTCTGTACTGAATGACTGCCGGGTTAACTGTTGACGCTGGAATCGCAGCTCCAGACACCAACAAGCTGTAAGAAGTATCAACTCCTGTGACGTAGCTAGGGAAGCCTAGCAAGACTCTAAATTGATTAGGTCTTGCTCCTCCTGCGCCTAGTCGAGCTTTAAACTCTGTAATGTTCATTTATATCTCCTGATTACTTTTTTATTTATAAGCCTTAAGCACCGACTTCTTCGAAAGCAATTCCAGTGCGTGTAGCAACGAAATTGAGTTGAATGAAGTTGATTGACTTAGCAGGTTGAATGAAAATGTCCGCTACGAACGAGTTAGCATCAATCACTGCTGATGTATTGTTTGTATCGTCACAAACTACTCTGAAGTCATAAACTCCCCTGCGGCCTTGAACGTCTCGCAAGAAAGGTTCAACCAAATTCTTAAACTGTGCCCGTGTAAACGCATCGTTAAACTCAAAGAGTTGGAACTTAGCTGCGGTTGCAATAGCTTTTTCAAGTGTAATAAACAGTCTGCGAACATTAATTCGATCAAATGCACTTGGTCTTTCAAGTAAAGTCTTATCACCAAATAATACAATACCTGATCCAGGGAATCCAACAACTGGATTAACACCTGCTTGATATAGAGTATTACGGTCAGTTTTGCTAGGGCTGTATGCTAATTTAATTGCATTCTTTATTGCACCACGGTTATAACCAGCAGGAGAGAACCAAGGATCAGCTTGATCGTCAGTCTTAGCACATAGTCCAGCAATGTCACCATTACAAGGAACATAAAGGTACTGATCGTTATAGCGATTGTACATGTACTTGAAACCTGAATCAAATACTGCGAATGAGCTTCTAGTATATGAAGCTACTTCAGCAACAATTGTTGCAGCTTGTGTACCGTCAGAAACACCTACTACTGATGCAGCAGCAGGAGAAACAAATACCATACAGTCTTTTCTAACTTCTGCAATATTGTCGATAACATAATCACCAGTTGCTGCCGCAGCATCACCGACGAAGATTAAGTTGATATCGACTAGTTCGTCATTTGCAAACTTCAAAAATGCTGCTTGCTTATCTGCTTCAGATACAGTTCCGTCAGCGCCGGCAGCTAGTCGTACTTTAGTTTCAGTAAAGGTTGCATTAGCAAATGCTAATCCTGATGAAGCTAATCCGCCCCAGTTAGATCCAGCAGTTGAATGATCTGTCCACCAGATATACTTTGATCTAGTGTTAATTACATTTTTATAGTAGTTTGATTGACCTATTGAATCTTTAACATCACTTGCTTTTGATACGCTTGAAAACTTCTCTAGTACAGAACCAACAGTACCTGTGAACAATCCTCCTTTATCTACAATAATGATATGCATTTCGTCATTAGTAGATGATCCAGCGGTAGCAGCAGTAGTAGCAGACGGTGCAAAATCAAACTGTGCAGCGTATTCCCAACCTTTGCGTTTGCCAGCAGCACCTGAAACTGCAACAGCACCATTCGCTACTAGATTGACTGAAGTATCTGAAGCGATAGTAGCAACTGTTCCTACTGTAGCTCCAGCAGCGTTTAATATGATAGAGCCTACTGCAAGCTCAGTGGTAAATGCAGTACCAGATCCAGTAATGGAAGTAGAATCTGTAGCCGCAGTAATTGTACCAGTCAATGCAGTGTCAGCAAAAGTTGAAGAGTCTGCAAATGAAACTTCTAATGAGTTTCCGATAGCACCTGCGTATTTTGCTGCCCACATGCCATTTGTGCCTTGACCTGTGCTGTGATTATTATCATAATCGTCATCGTTTTCAATCAACACACCAGCACTTGCGCCTGCGTTTAATGATGCAGAGTTTATTGCTCGTACTACTTTTAATGTGCTTGTATATGCTAAAAATGATGCAGCAGCAAACCAAGTTCTTTCAAACCCACTGGGCGGCCGACCAAATCGTTGCACTAGATCATTTTCAGAGCTAATGGTAATTGGATCATTCGCCGGTCCCCACGAGAATATTCCTGCAGTACCACCAATAGAGGTACCAACCGCAGGAACAACCGAAGTGAGGTCTTTTTCTGTTACCTGAACGCCAGGTGATAGCTGAAAAGCCATATTTATTCTCCTCGTTAAAATCAGACAATATTTATTGTTTTTTTTAT